AGTATTCTCATTGACGGTAGTGACTTCAGGTTCGCGCATACGAATCAGAACATCATTAACGAGGTCAAGGTATGTTGGCAAGGCCATAGATTAGATTCCTTCTTTCTTAAACAATTCAAAGGTGCATATAGCACTGAAAGAGCTACCCGCTTGATCCTCCATCACTACGGTATCCCCTTCCTCCAACACTACATAAGCTCCTCCATCCATGCGGACATAACTACCTGATGCAATAGTACCGTTCTGCACATAGATGTTAGTGGATGCGCTAGAGTCTCTCCAGTAAGCAGAAATGCTCTTGGTAGAGCCTGAGTTATTGAAGATGTACATCAAGTTCCACTTAGCAAAGTAACCAAGAGGAACTGTGTATATCGTAGTAGCCGTAGCTGCTGTGAGGTTAACACCTACCGATACAGGGCGTGTCATTTGGCTTTCTTCTTCTCTTTATTCTTCTTGGTACGCTCACCACGCTCAGGCTTAGACTTACCTGCCTCAGACAGTGCAATAGCAACTGCTTGCTTCTGTGGTTTACCTTCTTTGACCATCATGGAGATATTCTCACTGACTGTCTTATCTGATTTACCTTTTTTGAGTGGCATGGTATTATTCCTTTATAAAGATTCAACAATCAGTTTCAGTTCAGGCACACCGGGAGCAGCGTCAATATCAGCTTGAATAGCTGCATACTTCTCACGGATAGCTTGACGAGCAGCTTCAGCGGCAGCAGCCTCAGAAGGAATAGTTGCTTTAATGTCCAAAGGTGCAAACTCAGCAGAACGGTTTGCTCTGCGAATATCATGCACAATGGCTTTGGCTTTGTTCAGATTAATGTTGATCATACTGCATACTCCCAAGCTGCGCGGAATGTACGGTCTTCGGGGATGTCAGCAACATCCACGATCTTGAAGGGTTTGCCCTCTGGCACATCTTTGGCCGCAATAGCTTCAATGGTCAGGCCGCACTCGGCGGCAGGCACGATCACGGCCACGCCGCCATCGTCTGTTGGGTAAATGATTCGTTGGTTCATTTTGGTTCCTTTGTATGAGCGTTAGCGAAAGGCGGTTAGCGGAAGACAGAGACGTTGACAACTGCCGCATCAGCACTTGCGTTTGATGTATTAAGAGTTGCAACTCTTAGCGTCGTTGTTGTCCGCGCTGTTGCAAGATCATAGAAAGTGCCTTGATAAACCGCAGCAGAACCACCAGCGTTTACGTTTGCGTTGTAGTTCGCATCAGACATTGCCGTTGTGAAGTTCACCGTGTAATCACCAGTCCCGTTGTCCGTGATGCTGGTGACGTTACCCGAGGCGCGAATAGCCACAGTGCCAGTGCCGTTGAAGTTCACCCATGCTCGGCAGGGGTAAATGGGAGCTGTACCTGACACCGTGGCGAACTGCGCCGAGTTGATGTTAGGTGTTGTTAAAGTAGGGCTAGCAACAGTTGTCGCCAGAGTCGATGCACCTGTGATGGTGCCGCTTCCGTCTATGGTGATAGGCATGATTTATTGCTCCTTGTTAACGGAAGATAGTAACATAAAGATATGCAGTATCAGTAGCGCCCGGAGCTGCGTATGTGTACCCCGTGACAAGTCGGATAGCGGTAGTGGACGGCGTACCAGCAAAAAATGTCACACTTTCTCTAACTGTTGAGCTGTATACGGTAGAACCGTTGGCCGCATAATTTGCATCAGGCATCGCAGTGGTGAAGTTTACAGTATAGTCACCAGTCCCGTTATCCGTGATGCTCGACACGTTGAAGCTTGCCCGGATAGCAACAGTACCTGTACCGTTAAAGTTCACCCATGCTCTGCAAAAGGTTCCAATCTCAGTTCCTGATGAATTCTGAACCGCTGGAGGCAGTGTGTTTTGCGACTTGATAGTCGCTATGCTCAATGTGCTCATAGTGGTTTACTCATACAAAATATTGATTGTGCCAGCGTCAAAGGTGCCAGCAGATACCTCAATCAGCACTCTATCCAGAGTTGCTGCCAATGGAATACTACCGTTTGTGACAGACACGCCAGTGTCGTTTGAGTTGCTAGTTCCGCCGCTCATAGCCCAAGTATTGCCGGTTACGTTGGCAATTGTGTAAACGCCGTGGCGAGTCGCGGCAGCGTTCAAAGTCGTACCATCTAGGGGCCAATATGTTGATGCTTGAGTAGCAGCGCCACTATTTATATACAATGCTGCCCCCAGATACCCAGAGTTGGTTGAACCACTTGATGTTCCAAGTCTTGCATAAACAATTGCAGATCCGCTTACGCTGACACCGTTAAACATCACGGTAATGCGCTTAACCCACGAGGGGATGCTTGTAAACGAAATAGAAGAGCCAGAGGTCGATGCTACAGCAGTACCTGAAACGATAGGAGCTAAAGTTCCTGTTGTTGCTACCAGTGTCTGCGTAAAGTTACTAGCTGTTGTTGGTGGGTTTACCTCTACAGACCCTCCGCTAGATGAAACTAATTTAACTCCCATTCCTTACTCCTTAGACAATAGTCCAGTTAGCTCCAGACTCAACTGTAACAGTAAAGCCGTTTGAGATTGCGATTGGCCCTGCGGATAAACCGTTATTACCTGTAGTAATTGTTACGTTCTCACCGATAGTTTGTGCGTTGTACGCAATAGCCTTAACAGAAGCAGATCCAAAGTACTGACCTCCTGCCACTGTAGCAGTGCTAACAGCGGTAACTAAACCCTTGGCATTGACTGTAACCACAGGGATGGATGAAGAAGATCCAAAAGAACCTACGTTACTGTTAACTGTTGCCAGTGTTGCAGTACCTGTGACGTTGGAAGTTCCATCAAAAGAGGCACTTGTATAAGCTACGTCACCTGTGGCACTGATTGTTCTGCCTGTAGCTAATGCTGTTGCTGTTCCTGCATTACCTGAAACAGAACCTGTGATAGTGCTGGAGAAAGTCTTAGTACCTCCGACAGTCTGATCACCTGTAAGCTTTACAACAGCGTTATCGGCAGCATAGCCAGCAGAAGCATGATTGCCCCAACCGTAGGCTGTATCTGCATTAGTGCCTTGAGCAGCGGTTGCATAGGCAGTGCTTGCAGTAGTAGCGGCAGTGCCCAAACCTAAGTTGGTACGGGCAGTAGAAGCACTTGTTAAGTCAGATAAGTTATTGGCTTTGAGCAGCACAGAGCTAGTGTTAGCTGCTGTATACCCCAAGGCTGTATTAACATCGGTATCTGTAAGAGTAACAGAACCTGTGCGTGTGTTAAAGCTTGCAACACCCGAGGAAGCAGACAGACCTGTCCAAGCAGAGCCTGTGTACACTCGCATCTCAGGCACTGTAGTGTTGAAGTACAGAGCACCTGCTGTCAGTGCATCACCATCGTTATCCACAGAAGGGTTGCTAGACTTAGCACCCAAGTAACGATCATCAAAGTCATCATAGACAGCTTCAGCGGCAGCTTGAGCAGCCTCGGCAGCAGCTTGAGCAGCTTCAGCGTTAGCCTCGGCAGTCTCTGCATTGGCCTCTGCTGTCTCTGCATTAGTCTCGGCAGTGGCAGCAGCAGATGCGCTCGATGCAGCGGCACTGGCCGAAGCAGCAGCTTGATCTTTATAGCCTTCTGCCTCATCAGCGATAATACGTACTTCCGTTACATCGGAGTCGGTACGTGCTTCACCTGTTCCACCGGGGCCGCGATAGATTGTCATACAATTTCCTTAGTCTTCTTAACTTGTTTAACGACTTTAACTGTTTGTCTTTGTTCAGGCTCAGGAGTCTCGATAATCTCATACCATTCAGGATTATCCCTAAAACTCTTAATGTCTACATCACGAGTAACCGTGGCGATAGTCTGAGGTCTAGTGCTATGCTTCATTTGAAAGCGTACCATATTGTGTATCTCCTTTGTTTATTACTCACCTGATAGTAAGTAGTAAATAAAAGAGACCCCCGAAGGGGCCTCCTCACTCATCAGGCAGCCGAAGCGTCAACGATGATTGGAACGCAACCGTAGTCACGCAGTTCGCCCACGCCGTACAGGGTGTCAGCAGTGAACAAGTTACCGAGGTATTCTTGTTTGTACTGAGTCTGAGCGCGAACGCCGATCTGCTCAACCAACACAGCCCAATCGCGGTGGAACATCAAAGCCACACGGTCAGAAGCAGTGTTACCAGCAGCGGTATCGCAGTTGGTGGACACATACACTTTAGTGCCATAGATGTCGCCAAACTCACCGTTCATCAAGGTAGAACCGTTACCTTTGAAGGCTTGCTCGGTGAAGCGGTTGATACCCAACATGCTGTTACGAGCAACAGGAGGAACCACCAACGAACGACCGTCCATAGGCACGTCTTGATCGTCCAGCAACTGGATAGCTGCACGGATACCAGCATCAGCGATGTTGGCAGCGTTGGACGAAGAGTAGGTGTAAGCAGCGCCAGTGGAGCCGATGATACCACCAGAGTACTGAGCGTTAGCGGAGTTACCGCCACGAGCAGCACGAGCCAGTTGGATCAAAGTGGTGTCCACTTGCTTGCCCAGAGCGTGACCAGCGTCATCAGTGTAGAAAGAACGCAGGCTCGACAGAGCTTGGGCTTCCACGATGTCTTCGATCAAGCGGCTGTACTCGAAGTGTTTGTTGATAGAGATAGCAACATCGTTCTCAGTTGCAGCAATCAAGGTAACTTGGTTGCCAGCAGTCTTAGCGGATGCAGTGCCACGGGTAGGCGAAGGAATGTGAACGGTGTCACCTTTCTTGCCCTTGAAGCTCATCTTTTTGACCAAGTTGGCCATGACGAGGGATTTTTTGTATGCTGCAACAATCTCATCGCTCCAAACTTCAGGGATGAAGGTTGCTGCGGTGGTGACTGTGACGTGATCTGTACCTAAAGCCATTTAAAATACTCCT